CTCATTTACTGTACTAATTAATACAGCAGTAAGCTTCGAATAGTTTACACCTAAAGGACGACCATTTTCATACTCAACTAATTCTGGGTAAACTTGGGCGACTTCTTCCGCAATCAATCCTAGACTGCGTTTGTTGTCTTTTTTATAATTGAAAGATACAGGTACAAGCTTGGATAGTTTGGCGGTTTGGCTATTTAGTTTTTTGACATTTGTTTTGGCGACAACACTTGATGTTTCAATCATTGTTGTACAAGTAATTGTGCCGACGACTTCTAGTGTGGTACTTGGAGTGGTTGTGTTTATACCAACATTACCACCAGATGTTATTCTAACTTTTTCACTTGCTGTAGCGTTTAATGATGTGTTAAATATTAAATATGAATTTTGTGTTGATGCGGTGGCCGTCCATTGTTGTTCTTTTCCTAAATAAATACCGCCAGCATTAAGAGCATTATTTGAAACGTTTGTTCCTAAATTAAACCTAATTCCAACACCATGATTTGTTGTTGCAGCAATATCTCTATTTTCCAACTGTATGAAAGAAAGACTATTGTCATCCAATCTAGCTCTAAATACGCCGCTAACAGCAGCAGTATCACCCATCACAACTTCTCTACCAGCTATATTACTCGTTTTTACATTCAAATATCCAGATGGAGTATTTGTATTTATGCCAACATAACCACTACTATCAACATTAATTCTTCTATTACCTTGGCCGTCAGCAATTATAATGTTATTGGCAATTGTGGCGCTTAATCCTGTGACGTTTGCGCCGAGAATTGTGTTATAGTTGCCAGTGGTGATGCCACGACCAGTATTAAATCCAAGTAATGTATTTGTTCTACCGCTTGTAATATCATAACCTATATCACAACCAATACCCGTATTTTCTACACCCGTTGAATTTCTTAAGGAATAGTTACCAAATGCAGAGCTTCTAATAGCAGTAGTATTACTATATAAAGCTTGGTAACCAAATGCACTATTATTAACACCTATTGTATTACTTACTAATGCGTTGTGACCAAAAGCACTATTACCTATACCAGTGGTATTGTTTCTTAAAGCATAATAACCGAAAGCATTATTATTATTTGTGGTATTATTTCTTAAAGCGCTTCTGCCAAATGCATTATTATTATTGCCAATAATATTAGCATTTAAAGCTGCATGTCCAAATGCGCTATTACCAGTACCTATAGTATTTGTTTGCAATGTATATCCACCAAACGCAGAGTTTCTATTACCAAGCGCGTTAGATTGTAAAGATCTGTTCCCAAAAGCATTATTATTTGAACCAACATTAGAAGATAAAGCATAAGAACCAAATGCATTATTATTATTACCTGAAACACTTGCTACTAACGATTGATTGCCAAATGCATTATTATTAGTACCTGTAGTATTTACAAATAAAGCTTTGTAACCAAATGCACTATTATTGCTTGTGGTATTAGATGATAAAGCGGCATAACCAAATGCGCTATTGTTTGCACTAGTTGTATTATTTTTTAATGCATACGTTCCGAATGCACTATTATTTACTCCAACTGTATTTGAGGTTAATGATGTTTTTCCGAAGGCGGAATTATTATAACCTGTTGTGTTGGCTTTTAGAGCGTAATAACCAAAAGCATTATTATCGCTTCCTCCTGTATTGTTTAATAACGAATTAACGCCTACTGCATTATTTCTTGCACCTGATATATTACTATATAAAGCTTGTATACCAAGTGCGACATTATTATAACCAACTGTATTTAATGTTAATGTATGATAACTAACGGCGGTATTGTTATAACCAGTTGTATTTGTAAACAAAGATTTATAACCAAACGCACTATTATTTGTACCAGTTGTATTATTAAATAAAGATCTATAGCCAAATGCACTATTATTATTTGCTAAATTTTTACCCAAAGCATAAAATCCGAACGCACTATTATAACTACCAGTAACATTCAAGAACATCGCGTACGTACCAAATACACTGTTTCTTTTACCAGTTGTATTTTCATATAACGAAGCAACACCTACAGTAACATTAAATGTGCCACTTGTATTTGACCTTGCAGCTAAATCACCTACAGCAACGTTTCTATAACCAGTAGTGTTTGCATACAATGCTCTATAACCAAATGCGCTATTTCTATCAGTAACATTGCTATACAAAGCCTGATGACCTACTGCTGTATTATTTATACCAACGACATTTGATGTCAAAGCTTGAACACCCATAGCAATGTTATTAACACCAGTAGTATTAACTCTTAGAGAATATGCACCAAATGCAGCATTTGCGCTGCCGGTTGTATTTGCTTTTAATGATTCATGACCAAATGCATTGTTATTTATACCAATTGTGTTAGCATTTAAAGCATTATATCCAAACGCATTGTTTCTAACGCCTGTTGTATTTGCAGCTAAAGCAAAATTACCAAAAGCATTATTAGCACCACCTGTAGTATTCGCGGTCAATGATTTAAATCCAAACGCATTGTTACTATTTGCTAAATTAGCATACAACGATCTATAACCAAATGCACTATTATTAGAACCAACAACATTTTGATACAAAGCGCTATATCCGAACACACTGTTATTTTTACCAGTTGTATTATTATATAAAGATGTACGACCAACAGCAGTATTATATACGCCAAATGTGTTAACGAATAAAGATCTATAACCAAAAGCCGTATTAAAACTACCTGTAGTATTACTTTGTAAAGATTGCCTTCCAACAGCAGTATTTTGTATACCAGTTGTATTGTATCTCAAAGCTCTAAAACCAAATGCGCTATTTTCTGAACCAATTGTATTATATTGTAATGCTTGATGGCCAAATGCGCTATTATACGCACCTGTTGTATTAGCAGTTAATGCTTTATAACCAAAAGCATTAATATTATCCGTGGTATTATTAAACAGAGCTTGAAATCCAAACGCATTGTTTCTAGAACCAGTAGTATTAAAGTATAAAGTCGAATTGCCAACCGCAGTATTATTTCCTCCAGTAGTATTAGTAAATAAAGACAAATAACCTACCGCAATATTTTCAGATCCAGTCGTATTATATACTAGCGTAAAAGCGCCTACTGCAATATTTCTTCCAGTAGTATTTTGTTGTAAAGCTTTATAACCAAAAGCGCTATTATAACTAATAGCATTTAATTGTAATGCATTACTACCAAAAGCACAATTTCCTAAATTACCTGTACTAGCTGTTAATGTTTTATAACCAAATGCACTATGATAAGTACCTGTAGTATTACTAGTCATAGATGCATTTCCAAAAACAGTATTTGCAATACCAGTTAAATTTGCAGCGAAAGAAGAACTACCGCCAACAACCGTATTTGTTAAAATATTTCCTGAACCTCTACCAACAGTAACTCCATTAACACTTATGCCATTATTTGATTCTATAGTATTACTATCACCAATTGTAGAAGAAGAAGTGAATTTTACTAATGTATTATTTGTTCCTGAAACGCTGACGCTTGTGCCAGATGAACCACTTGTTCCAGAAGAGCCAGATGAACCACTTGTTCCAGAAGAGCCAGATGAACCACTTGTTCCAGAAGAGCCAGATGAACCACTTGTTCCAGAAGAGCCAGATGAACCACTTGTTCCAGAAGAGCCAGATGAACCACTTGAACCTGAAGTTCCTGAACTAGAAGCATTTATTTTTGTTCCTACTGTTCCATCAGAATTTATTACTAAAATATTATTACTGACACTTGTCGATAACCCTGTAAATCTGATATTTCCACTTACATCCAATTTATACGCTGGTATTTTCACACCAATACCAACATTATTACCACTTATTGTGAAGTCTCCACTATTATATTGTCCTGCAATTATTGTATTATTAGCGAATACTTCAAATATAGGCAAACCAGCAATAGCATTTACAGACATAAGAGAATCACTTAGATCATCTGTAACGCTAAACAATTTACCTCCTGTACCATGCACCTCAAAGACATCAGTGGCTCCAGAGAAATTTATTCCAAATTTACCACTTAAATATCCTGTACCACCAGCATCATAAGTAAAACCAGCTTCTACAATACCACTTGGTGCAGTACCATTTAAAGTTATAATACCATTATTTGTAGTTCCAGTCAAAGTTAACAAACCACTAGTTCCTGAAGTTCCACTAGAACCACTGCTACCAGAGCTTCCACTAGAGCCGCTGCTACCTGAACTGCCGCTAGAGCCACTTCTACCAGAAGTTCCACTTGTACCACTGCTACCAGAGCTTCCACTAGAACCACTGCTACCAGAGCTTCCACTAGAACCACTGCTACCAGAGCTTCCACTAGAACCACTGCTACCAGAACTTCCACTAGAACCACTGCTACCAGAGCTTCCACTAGAACCACTGCTACCAGAGCTTCCACTTGCACCATTAGTACCTGAAGTTCCATCTATACCACTAGTACCTGAACTTCCACTTGAACCACTAGTACCAGAAATGCCATCGATTACACTTGTTGTAATATTTTTTGGCGGAGCAATTACTACGTTAACCTCATTAGAATTTGAATTTACTGTAATATCAAAATTAGCCATTTTATAATTGTGTTACGTCTTGTAGTACATCTAATCTGAATTCAAATAAAGTCCTATCCAAAATACCTGTTGAATAAAAATGCAAATCACCATATAAATTAATTGGTGGAAAATTTTTTGTAATATTTGAAGGTATATTAAATTCAACTACTCCAGTTCCAACCATACCAGTGACTATTGTAGGTGTAAAAGTGTATAATAAATTCCCATCAGGATGAGGGCGAATTTGCCCTGTACATACAATATTAGTAAAATCCAAAGAATCTGATGTAACCGTTATTGTTTGAGTAGGAAACGTATCGCCTCTTATGACTGTTAACTGAGTAGCCATTTCATAATATTACACTATATATTAAATATAGAGACAAAAAAAACCCAAGTACTAACTTGGGTTATAGTTTATTTTTTAATATTAAATTTTTATTATATTTCGCGAAGAATCTTTAAAGTCTTTAAATGTTTTGGATTATTAGGATCTAATACTAAAGAAGGATTTTGAACCAACATGGATATTGTTCCCTTATTAGTAGACTTAAATTCGCGCAACAACTTCTCCTTGATTTGTTGGCGTGAGCCACTAGCAAATATGCCAACTTTTTCGCACATATGCTGCAAATCTACTATGGTCATTTCATTTAACTTTTCCTTAAAAATATCAATATTAGATGTACCAAATGGATTCATCTTTTTAATACCAAGAATTTCTTCAAGCTTTTTTACCTTATCGATATCTGGATCAGTATGAACTTTTCCATCAGCAAGATTTAGAGTATCTAGCTCAGACTTTTTAGGTTCAGGCTTTGCTGCATTTGTTAATTTATTTTTTGTTGACTTTTTAGCCATATACTATATTACACAAAATTTATAATATTCAATAAAAAAGGCGTTACCCTTTCGGATAACGCCTAATTTATGACGAACTGCTATTTATATTAGACAATCAATCCAACCAAAGCGCGATTGTCGAGAACCATGCGACCCTCTTCAAGAGCGCCATAATAACCAATCTTACCCTGACGTAGAGTATATTGGTCATCAGCGACTAGATTGAATTCTGATCCAGAATCAGCATCAACAGCTACAGCGCGAATGAGTGAATCGCGTGATCTGTCGAGACCAACTACGATCTGCTCAGTAGCGAGGAATTGTTGAGCAGTACCACTATTGGATTGTACAGCGTAGTTATCAGCATAAGCTGTAGTGCTAGCGACTGTATCAAAGATTGTGGTGAACTTCTTACCGACACCGAATTCTAGGATTTCCATGATGGAAACTCCGAAGAATTCAGGAATACCAGCCTGACTGAAAACTTGATTACGAATTTCGTCAGTAGCAGCGATAGGAGCGTTTGAAGCTGTCTGTGAAGCAGCGTTACCAGTGGTCAAACTTCCCTTGGTATTAATTGGGTTGTAAGCCATACCACGAATTTCTTCGATGATTTCTGGTGAAACGATAAGATCGGTTAGACCTCTACGAGCGCCAGAAGGAGTACCACCAACGAATGAAGCGTTGATACGCTTAATCTTGGTGAATAGCTTGTTCAAGTCGTTAAGAACGAAACGACCAGCAGCAGCAGAGCGGAAAACGTGATAATTATTAGCAGCAGTGCTATCATTACCAGTTGAAGCTTGAGCTAGAGCAGTCATTACGAGGTTAGCAGAAGTTCTTTCTTGCTTAAGCATGACTTCTTGAGCAATGCGAGTGAAAGACTTGCTAACTACGTCCAAGCGGCTCTTAGCGGCGTACTTCTTATCGAAAGCGACAGCGCTATCTAGACGATAAGTAGCGATCTTTAGCTCAGAAGCTAAAGGTTGTACTACGTTCTGAGGAAGACCACCAGCTACACTTTGGCTATAAACCTTGATATAGTCCTCATCGAAGATATCATAATAGAGATCTAGAGGAATTGAGGGATTATCTTCAGCATTGAATTGAAGACTAGTGAACAAATTTGAAATAGTTGGAGCGTTATTAATAACTTCAGCCAAAACTGGTCCAATGAATTCAGCCAAAGCTACTTGAGCGTCGAAGGCTACTTCACGGTTTTTGGAGGCTAGAGCTTTGATTAGCTCAACTTGTTCATCTGTTCTCTTTAAAACGATTTTCATATTATTTGATAGTTAAATAGATTAGACAACGTAAGATGTGGTGCAGTCGAACTGAACGAGAGCGTATTTACCAGTAGTAGTACCGGCAAAATAATCACTCTTACCATTCTGAGAAACACGTTGACCAGTGCCGAGAATACGGCCAATGATACTTGTGGTTCCAGTGATTGGGGATACAGCACTAGCCAATAGGCCAGAAACTTTACCAGCATTAGCTGAGATAACAAGATGGCTATTAACAACCATATTAGCGTCAACCCAGTCAATAGCTGTGTCCGCCAATGTAAAGATACCGCGAGTAGCTACAGGAACAGCTTGTCCAGTGAGAACAGCTTGTAGTTCAGCTCTCTTTACAGGATTATAAAGAAGTCTTTCGCCATTTTCATCAGCAGCTAGGGTCTGATTAAGAGTCATGCCTAGAACTGGAACACCAGCAGTGGCAGCAGTGAACTGCAAAGGTACAGCAGGGTATTGAGCAGCACCCAAGAAAGGATAATCTGCCTTACCAAGTGTATTTGTAATATCGGTAGCTGTGTATTGAATTGGATCTAGATCCAAGTTACCAGCTGATACCTTGACGAAAACACCAGCTGAACCATTACCATTTGTAGATGGGGTGGCATCAACAGTGTCGCTTGCGAACATGTTGACAACATCAACGTCGCTATACTGTCTGAATGGATATAATCTTAGTGACATATATTTTAAAATTTAACTGTTATATTTTCCTTACTGAAAGCCTTACCTAGTCTTTCTTTCCAAGAAGTTTTTGAATCTGAAGGAGAAACTGACTGAGTGGGTATAGCTGGCTCTTCGCGTTTGGCGTTAGCCAAAGCTGTTTCAACTTCAACTGTCTTTTCGACAACTTCAGTTTGTTGAGTCTTTGCTTGTCCCATTCTCTTAGCCAATTCGGCTTCTAGACGTTCTTGGAAAATCTTATCTTGATCTTGCTTTGAAGCTTTGCTCTTATGTCTAAAAAGAACAGCGAGCTTTTCTTTATAAGAAGCGAAAGCTTCTTCTGTGTTAGCCAAAGCAGATACTTCTTTAGCTAGAAATTGACGATCAACTTCATCAAGATCGTAATCATTATCTAATGAACTCATTCTTGAACTATAAAGTTCTTGAGCAGCTTGAGCAGAAATTGTGCTTTCGAGTTCTGCGAGCTTGGCAGCAGTCTCAGAAAGCTTCTTGTTATTTTCTTCAAGATCTTTCTTGAATTGTTCAGCTTGAGCGATAGCTTCAGCCTTAGCGACTTCAGCCTTTTCGATTTCTAGCTTGATTTCTTCGTTCTTTAGTTTAATGCTTTCAGCGATTTTAGCTGAAATAGAAGCTACAGCTTCTTCACTAAACTTTGCAGTATCTTGCTTTTCAGCGAGAACTGTTTTTAATGCAGATAGTATTTGTTCTAAATCCATAATTTTAGTTTTGGTAATATTTACAGGTTGTTTTTCTGTTTGTGAAAATATTTTATTATTCAAATTAAGTAATTCTATAGAATTTACTTCGTAAGACTCAGCTTCTTCAGTTTCCATTTCTTCCATCTCGTTTTCATCTTCATTTTCATCTTCATCTTCGGTTTCTATAGCAGATGTTCCATCGTCAATTACAACTCCTTGAACATCAGCAGCAGGATTTGTAGTAAAGCCAATACCTAAAGGATAAATACGACCAGTAACTAAACGGTATACTGGAGTACCATCATTCATAAAACCAGAACCATCAAAGCCTTTTAAATATTTTTTAAATTCCTCTATCTGTTCTTTTTTTGTAATAATTTCTGCTTGCTTCAAATCTAAACTTCCAACTGCAACGTAATATTCGTTAAATCCAATTTCCCAACTAGCGCTAATTTTTTCAAACAATGCTGATTGTGGATCATTAGAATCTACAAGTGCATCAGCAAATTGACGATCAACCGTTTTATATACAACAGCGGCCAAAGCAATATTAAATGGACTAAGAGTTCCTTTGACATCTTCATCAGATAGAATTTTATTTTCTCCATAAGAAGAAAATGCTGAATTAACAATGTGACCAACTACTCTTTGCTTCTTGTGTTCAATATTTGTTGGTTTATGTATAAAATATTTTTTAAATGCAATTGCGGTATTCGTATCAATACCATCACCATTCTTATTAAAACGATTAACAACAGCAGCGTTAAATGCAGCGCCAACTAAATCTACATTTTTTTCCAAATTAACTGAAGAAGGTATAATTGACTTAAGAGAATTCAATGAAGCTTGAGACAATAAAACATTATTATCAAAATTCAATGAAGCTGTAACTATATTGTCAAATTTAGTTCTATAAAGAAACATAATATTAGATTTTACACAGAATATTTAGTGCTGTGATATAAAAGCGCTGCTGCATATGTATCTAAATCATGTTCGCTGGCAGTTATTTGCACTTCGTTAAGTATATTTAACTTGTCTAGCTTATCAGTATTATTCAAAACATCTGTAGCAGTAGAGATCCAATTTTCTGATTCAGATCCAATTATAATTGCTTCAGAAATACCCTGAGCTAATTTTTTTTGTTCAGCGTTTAAAGATTTTTTAGAATATTTCTTTTTTAAACCAGCTTCAATAATAGAATATAAATCTTTTGTTTTATCCATTACTTTAGCAATTGCATCTTTAGCGTAAACAGTTGCTTTTGATCCAATTGGACGACCCCTTTCATTTGGAGTGGTAGTCTTTTTAATTGGAGGTTTGACTCCTGAAACTTCAGGCATTGGTGGAGGAATAACAGGAACGCCACCAACAATTGGATTATAAAATCCCTTCTTTCTTTCTTCTACAAATTTAGCCTGAGCAGCACCCAATTCTTCTTGAGTTGGATAAATACCTGTTTCAATAACTCGTAGACCTTCTTCAGGCGGTAATATACCAAGCTCCATCATGCGCGTGACCACGCGATTAAATTGAGTTTCATCTTTAATAGAAACTTCTTCGAACTTAGCGATTGGACACTTACCTTTGAATCCTAGATTACGAAATATCAATTCCATTTCAGGCTGTAAGAAATCATTCAAGAAAGCTTTTCTAGCTTCTTTTAATCTTTCAAAGAATACCTGAGCTTTTACTGTAGTATTAGCAAACTTTTCTGATCCAATAAGAATATTTTGCAATCCTTCTTTGATGTCTTCGTTGACTACTTTGTATTTTTCATATCCCAAAACTTTATTCATGTCAGGAATAATGAATTCAGCTTTTGTTGTATAGTCAGCAACTAAAACGCGACCAACAGATTGATTGCTCAAAAGACTTTGCATGGCTTTTATGTTTTTATGGTTGATGCCGCCTTTAGCTGGCTCAGTTCCCATAGTTATCAACAAGATAACGTTCTCAATTGTGCGGCAAATAGCTTGATCAATCTTTTTCATTTCCATTTTAAAATTAATATCATCAAGAACCGCGAAACCAAATGGTACGGCAAATGGTTCATAGTCTTGTTTCTTATAAAAAGAATAAATGATATCAGTAGGATTCAATTGAATCTTCAAACCATCTCTAGCCCATTGTCCTAATCTGATTTTTTCTTTAGTGTCGTTATCTAAGCTTTCAAAAACGGTTTTATCATGTTCATTTTTGGGAGATCTTAGTCTTTCCAATTCGTATTCGGAAAGTATTTTCTGATAAACAACTTGATGCCAAGAGCTTGTATGATTTGTTGTTAGATAAAATGGATTGAGTAGTATATATTGAACAGGAACTAAGTTCTTTACATCGTATGGTGTTGGATAATTATATAATTTAATATCTGTATTATACGAAGATCCATCATACGAAGCGTATGTTTCCAAAAGCTTTTGGAAGTCATCGATTTCAAACTTAGCATTGATCTTGTAAAAGAACACGTTACCACTACGATAGTATTCGCGGAAATATTGATCTTTTACATTCCACATTCTTGTATACTTCATCCATTTGGTGAAGAAGTCTTTAGCTTTTTGACTTCCGCCTTCTAAATAAATTTCGGCGTTAGCAAATTCAGACATTATATCAACTGCATTTCTAAAAATAGCTACGTTAGCATAAGCTTTTTGACATAATTCAATAGCATCACGAATATTATATCCATTGATAGACATCTCAAATGGTAACATACCTTCTCTGATGTTGCCGTATTTATATATTTTTGGTCCTACATAAGCTAGATTTCTGCGAAGGTTGGTTGTTTCGCCAGTTCCAGTTCGTTCGTATGTGGAAGCTGTGCTTTGCTCGTAAAACGGGTCGCCAACAAGCGAAGGTTCTGAGTAATCCTTTAATAAAGCGTCCAAAGGTGCTGATTGATTCTCATCTGCCTTTGAAAACTTACTCCAATAATCTGATCTTTTATTATATTTGCGACTCATGTTAATAATAGTTACACATTGTAACTTTGAAAGTGACTTTTTAACTTTAACCTATAAACATAGGCTCAAAAGTTTCTGTAACATCATCAACTTGAGTATTACCCATATCGAAATATATTTTACAAAGCCAATTTCCTAATACTAATGCTGAATAGCTATCTTTTCTAGGTTTATCTGGTCCAGATTTGCGTTTTAAATTAGCTGGAAGATCAAAATTCTGCATACCTTGCGCAGAAGTTGTTATTTGTATAAGAGCGCATTCTGTTTTTGTAAGCATAATCATATCTGACAAATGTTCTACGAAATCAATCATCTTGGCTTCTTCATTTTCTTTTTCACTATCTAAAGCGTTTGAGAATTTAAGATCAGTAATACCAATGTGTTTTTTAGTTTGGCTTCTAAAGTTGTCGTCAATAGCTCTGCTCGCAAAATATGTGCGACGATGATCAAAGTTTGCTTGCAATAACTCGTTAGCTAAACGTATCCAACCAGAAGTTGGCTTTCTTAAGAACACATATTTATAATCTGATTTATTATATTCGCTTTTTGCGGCATAAAGATTTTGAGCGTACTCTTCTGGACGCTCAAATTCCGTTACTATTGACTTCAAACTAATCTTAGCGTCTTTAAATAGTTCGCTTTCATTGCAAGAATTCATAAACTGAACACCACCGTTATAATCCATACAAATTCCTACTACATTGAAGTTTTGCAATAGATATAAGAAATATTTAATATGATCTTTTAGCGCAGATCCTGAAAGCGCGTAAGAATGCACTAATGTATTGATTTGTTTTTCTTTATTAATTTTTAATACTTGAATGGCGAAATCGTCTGATGATTCCGTCTCTGACCAAGAAGGGTCAACCGCTAATATATATTCATCTTCTGGATTTCCAACAACTTCAACAGCAGGTAATTCACCATCTGGCACTGTACACAAAGCCATCTTGGAAATTTTAAAATATCCAGAACTATCATCACTAAATTGTGCGCCAAATTCTCGCAAGAATTGTGACTCACTCATTGTTGCTTTAGCTTGATTGATTAGATTCTGATCGTATAGTTGGACTGGAGCGCAATCATAAGAAAATTGCATGATGCAACGCTTTGTTTTTTCATTGTTTTTAGGGTTAAATATTAAGTTATCATATTGCTCATATAACTTATATAAATATTCAAATTTAAAAGAGGCAGAAGACAATGCAATCAATTTATTATTAGGCCAGATATATCTATCGTTCTCAGTCATCTCTCCTTTAGCAATCAGTTGTGTTTCTAAGTTATATAACTCTTCTCGTTGAGTTGGATTTTGCACAACAGACAAGAATGGCACAATAACTTCATTATAAATACGCTCAGGCATCAATAAAAACTCATCAATAATAATACGATGAAAGCGGAATCCACGGAGCTTTTCGCCATCACCTAATGGCAATGCACGAATGCGGCTTTTGCCAATCTCCATCACCCATTCATCATTAGATTTAGATATTTTTGTAATACATTGCTTTAAAAGATAAGCTTCTGGTTTTGCCGCAATATCTTCTATCTTTTTAAAGATCATTTTCGACTGACGAAATGAGCGCGACAATATTCCAGTCTCAACTCCCTGATTTAATATTGCATCAAGTACAGCATAAATGCCAGTGGTATAAGATTTACTCATACCACGCGACCATACTCCTAAAAAATAATCACTTTCCAACATGCCTTTAATAGCCATATGTTGAAATGGAAATAATTTTACTCCCGTTATTAAATCGGTTGTAAAAGTAGTATTATTACGAAGAAATTGATAAAACAATAACTTTGCTTCTCTCTCTTCTAAATAACCAGGAATCTTCGCTAACTCCTCATTGGAAATGAGCTGCGATTTCCTTGGTACTTGGTTGCCTGTTTCCCAGCTCATTGTCTAAAAAATATTGTATATCTACCTGCCATAGCGACTTACCATGATATAATAATCTAGGTATAATATCCAAAGATTTATTTCTACTACCTGTAAATATAAATTGTATATGTCTAGGATATTTATGACACAAATTACGCATATTATGAAAAACATATTCTAAATTTGTTTTTCGATTAAATTTTTTCTGATTAAAAAGAATTGTATTCATGTCACTTTCTACAACTACAAATAAATAACAATCAAGTTCGACAGCCTTGATCAATTCTCTTTCGAATCGTTCAATTCCTGAAGCCATCGTTCCTAAAAAGTCAGATTCGCTTTTCCTATCTACAAATGTATTAGTAAAATATCGTTTATCAGCGATAAGATAATCGCCAACAAATATTTTTTCTATTTTGCAGTTTTTAAATTCAAGAGCGTCTTGTTCTCTTGTGTCTACAAGAATAGGTAAATGAGATAATTCTATTTTCTTGAATGTATCTGGTAAATTTTTATTAAATAAAGGTTCAATGTTTAGCAATTTACAAGCAGCAGTATAAGAATTAAAATGCTTCTTATAAATATTTAAACTAGGCATATCTAAAGTTATCAATTCATTATGAAATGGAGCGAAATGATATTGCTTTTCATCGATTCTCTTTTTTAGAATCTCTAAACATTTAGTTTTGACAGCTTCCTCATGTTCACATTTTTCCCATCTCAAGAATTCTGAATAATCAATAAATTCAGTTTCAAAATATTGTTTTTTATTTTTAAATGGTATTTGCTGCCTATAATACAACGAGTATCTAGGATAATATTTACAATAATACTCTGCTTGATATATATTATGTTTTTTTAAATGAGCGTGAAAAGATTTATCATTATTAAAAATTTCATTACAGATTTTACATTGCATATTTAATTATTAGGCGTTATGTAAATAATTCCACGTTTAGCTCCTTCAGAATACAAGTCATTATTATAAAAATAACTATAGTTATTATCATATATTTTATTTAACGAATCTTTTATCCAATCGATATTTAATATTTGATTATTCCAAGTATCATAACCTAGCGTTGAAGCACCAGGAACATAAAAATCATGAATAGCAATAATCGGTTTTAAATTATATTCTTTAATCAAATTTAACTCATTAAGCAAAGGACAATGCTCATACCAATGGGCATCTAAATAAAAAATTGTATTGCCAGTTAATTTATTTAATATTGCTGGTAAAATATTTTCACTTTTACCGTGAATAAGAGTGGGATTTAAATTTTTATTTTTTAAATAAGCTGCGGCTTTATTTATAAAATCATAATTTGATTCAATTGAATATACTGTATTAAAATTTTCGGATAAAAACGCAGTAGTTCCTCCTTCAAAAGTTCCAGTTTCGACTGCGTTTAAAATATTATATTTTTCTTTTAATTTTAAAAAAGTATTTGCTATATATTTGTCGTTATTGAATGGTTGATCGAAGTACATATTAAATTGCGTCGTCTTTTGAAATACCTAAAATTCTAGCTTTCCATGCAGACATGTTTTCTAAACGGTCAGCTTCTTCCTTGATTGTGCGCTTTTGCATGTCAGCGATTTGAATCATCATTTTACGCTCTTGTTCGTCTTGAAACAGTTCTACAAGATTTAAAATAGAAGCATTTTTTTGATGATGCTGTTCTACCCTCTTAGATCGTTCGCCATTCAATTTTTGAATGCTCTTATCTATTCTGCCAGCACATTGATTATATTCTTCTGAAATCGTTTTTAACACTTCAGTTAAACGCATAGTAAAATCTTTTTGATCTTGAGTTTCATTAAACATATCATTGATCTTATTCTTTTTAATATCAATTTGGCGCAGATTAATATAATCCATACAAACATTAATATATAAATTAATTTCATCAACTGTTAAATCAGGCTTATCCCATACTGAACGAACAAACTCAGCTTCAAACAACTCTTTGTCTGTAGAACTATTATAAGAATCGTAATTACCGACAAATCTTGGACTTGATAAATAAGTTAATAATTTTTCCATACATTTTCTATGCTGCAACGATAACTTTTCTTCAGAAATGTTTTGTCCAGCCCATTTATTAACCTTATTGATTACAGTCTTAATTGAACGTGGCACAGAATATTTGTCTCCAACTCCAGATTCATTATCTACAAGATAATCAGGATATTTTTCTTTAATATATTTTTGAATCGCTCTGTATTCAGGAGTGATGAATATATTTATATTTTCTAATCCAATAAATTTTTCATGAAATATCAATTCTGTTACTTGGCGAGGAGTAATTCCTGTTTTTATATTTTGATCAATAAATTCACAATTTTCTTTCGATAGTATTTCTACTGTTTGAACTGGCTTAGGTTTTTCTTGTTTTTTTGTAAAACCAGTTGTTATCAAAAAATCTCTTACAGCTTTCGCTTCTTTAGATCTTCCCGTAAGATCTTCTTTATTGAAAACAAGATTAGCTAGAACAACATAATCTTGCGTTCCTTCATTTATTTTTCTTAGTATAAATGCTTTATTTTCGTCAGTTAACATATTAAGAAGAGAATATATCATTATCTTTTAGCAAATTCTTCGCTTTGATATATAACATTTTTTTTAAATTTTTTATTTGTTTATAACCAGCTTTTCTGCCTTTTTCATTTGTTTTGAAATGTAAAATTTTAGCAATTTGATCATCTGTTAGATTATCTATAAAAAACATTTTATAAATAAAAAAATGTTTATCATTTAAATTACTTTTCATCAAATCATGCAGTTTATTTTCAGCTTTTTTATAATCATAAGTTATACTTGATTCAAAATTCATAAGATAATTTTTATGATTTTCTAAACTTACTGTTATTTTGACATCATATGCTGATTTTTTTATCTTTTCCCATTTAGCGTATAAAGGGCATTCATTACATTGCTTGCCACTACTAGTGAATCCACAAGACATTTCTGCACCAGAATCTCCCTCTTTATTTTGATTAAATGGACAAGATAAACACGGTCTAGCAAAATTTGTATAATTATTTCTAATTATATTTCTTATTTGATTTGTAACTATGCGATTTACCCAAGGCTCAATAGCTCGCGATTGATCCCATAGATGCCATTTTTTATATATATGCAGCTTTATGATTTGCTCTATATCTTCAAAATCAAACCAAGTAATCGCTTTTAATTTCCATTTGTTTTTTCGCTTTTTAATTACTTGGTCAATTATTTCATACATGTCTTCAAATTTTTTCTTTTTACGATTCATCAATATCCTGAATAGGTCGCGAACTGCACTCTTTTAGAGATTGTGCTAAAAATTCTTCTTTAGACAGTCTTCTATAATTACTATTTACTCCAACAGATATTCTTTCATTAGGATCTACAGGAGGAGCTGTAAATAATTCTTTTCCAGAATATTTATTACCTACTGGTTTTTCAATTTCATAATGAAGTTTTGAAGGTCTTACGAATGTCGTAGGTATTCCATCTTCATCAACATCTCTTGATTGATTTTTAGATATATTTCTAGAATTAATCTGTTGTTGAATTGATGGTTTAGCAACATTAGCAAATCCTCCAAGCGAATTTCCACAATTAGTACAAAATTTAGATCCTAATATATGCTTCGTTCCACAATTTGAACAGTAAATGTTGCTCATATATATATTATATCAGTGTATATTTGTTTTATCTAATTTCTTAAACATACCTACAATATATTTCAAAATTTCACTACGCATAATATCTTCTTCATCAAATTGAAAACAGTAAATTCCACGTTCTTCACTTTCTTTGTTATTAAAAAGATCATAAACCCTCATAAAACCAGATTTATTACCAATATCTGATTGCATTGCATCGCCGCATATAAACATCTTAGTATTTTCTCCAATACGAGTGAGAAGAGTAACTAATTCTTTACTACTATAATTTTGAGATTCATCTGCAATAATAACTTTATCATTCCAAGTAGCTCCTCTTAAAAAATTAATTGGCAAAGCTTCAATAAATCCATTTGTCTCCAAGTATTTAGATTGAGACATTGGTAATAATTCATCTAATTTATCATATAATGGCATCATAAATGGATTAAATTTCTCATCTACTGTTCCAGGTAATGATCCAAGACCTCTTTCACCAGATTCAGCAATAGTTCTTATATATTTTAGTTCAGCTCGTTGATTCATATTTAGAATATGAAGCGCACAATAAACAGCTAAAAAAGTTTTAGAACTTCCTGCTGGACCATTAATAAAAATAATTTTAGTATTTTTATCAAATGCTATTTGTGCAAAACTTTTTTGTTTATCAGTCAAATTAAAATTTTTAATATTTAATTTAACTGATCTAAAATGATTATCAGCAATAATTTCATTTAGATCTTCTTTTTCTTTTTGAATTTTTTTCTTTTTGATTGACATGTTGTTTAAAATTTTACACTATATTGTATGGTTTTTCACTGTTTGAGTATTCCATATTCACCGACAAGAAAAGATATTTCTTTGTGCGCCTTCGTTCAAAAGGTTTATAAATTTTGTGAAGAAATGACTAAAAGAGGTCACACTGTTTATCATTATGGTCATGAAGACTCTAGTGTTAATTGCACAGAACATATTAATGTTATTAATAATGATATATTAAAAGAGAGTTATGGCAACTTAAATGATTGGAAAGAGAAAGGATTTGATCAAAACGTAGGAACTAAAGCTATTAGTATCTTTAACAATAATTGCATTATTGAATTAACAAAAAGAATAAAATCTAATAACGAATTTATATTATGTTGGTTTGGATTTGCTCATGAACCATGTGTAAAACATTTTTATAATAAAGCTATAGTTGTAGAACCAAGTATTGGTTACGACAGCATGTTTGCACCTATTAAAATATTTGAAACGCATAGTCAAATGCATAAAATGCACGGCCATTCATGTACACATATAGGTTTGGGATCTGAATTTGTAGTTTATCCAGGTTTTGATCCTAATGATTTTTTATATAAAAAAGAAAAATCAAATACGGCTTTGTTTCTTGGTAGAATTATAGAAGAAAAGGGAGCTAAACTTGTATATGATATATGCAACGATTTAAAACAAGATATAATTTTTGCTGGTCCAAACATACTTGGCTTAAAAGATACTAAATATTGTCAATTTGTTGGCTTTATTGATCCAATTAAAAGAATGCATTTGCTTAGTGACGCAAAATTTTTATTTGCTCCTTCATTATTTGTCGAACCCTGTAATTGGACTGTTATTGAAGCTCAATTTTCAGGAACTCCTACAATAACAACAAATTTTGGAGGCTTTACTGAAACTATATCCCAAGCAGAAACTGGATTAAGATGTTCTACCATAAATGATATTGTTTATGCCGTCCAAAATATTAATAAATTTATTAATCCAGAAAATTGCTATAAAAATGCAATTTCAAGATTCACGTTAGAGAAGCAGTGTGATTATTACCAACATATTTTTCATAACCTATCTTTAACTCAGACAAATTAGTATTAAAAAATTTTTTCTGAAAGCTTTCTTTAGCTATGTGCCTTTGATAATTACAATAATCAACATACTGTGCAGAGACTTCATTATTCTTGGCTTTATCAACGGCTTCGAAAGTTAATAAATTTGCTTTAATCATATTTTTATATTCTTCTGAATTTATTATCGATAACCATTTTTCTGAATCAAATTGATTTTGTAGATTAGAAAAACAATTCTCCCAAGCACTATTAGCGTTTGAAGATTTTCGTTTTTTTATTTCAAGTATGCTTAAATAATCGAAAGCGTAAGCTTCATCAACTTTTAAATTAATCATATTAATTTATATTAAAAATTTTTTACTCTTTTATCTATAAAAGATTCACCATCATACTGTGAGGCGAATCTATTGAATACGATACCCATTTTTAAATTATTATTATAACAAAAATCATTAAACCAACCATCTATCACATACCAAGGTTTATTTTTAAAATCTTCTATAAGTAAATTTCTTATATTTTTATTAAACATTAAGCACTGACTTCCAATTATTTTATCAGTAATATAACATAAACCTTGATCTTTAGGAATTTCAACTATTGATGATTGTAAAATTCTGCTTTCAAGCGTTTTAGAATCGCCAAATGAAAAGTATGAAATATTTTCCTTCTCGCAAATTTCAGTTATCTTTCCAAGATATTTAATAAAGTCTTCATGACTTATTTCAAATAAACAGTCTCCTTCACATGTTATTAAAAAATCTGTATCATCATTAAATTCTTTTAATATAGCTTTTCTATATGAATCAAAACATCCATAATGTCTATTTGTAAGCCTATCATCACTATCAGCATTTAATAATTTTGGATATTTACAATTAACAAAATGATCATATCCATCATATAATTTATTTTTAATATTGATATATTCAACACCAAAATTCTTGAATTTTTCTATAAAAGCTTGAGATTTTTTTTCATTTTCTGTGTTTATAGTTGTCTGCAAATGAACAATCTTAATTTTTTTATGTTTATTTTTTAATTCGTCAATTATTATATCAATTTTTTCCATAATTTGATCTTCATTAATATTTTTTGAACATTCAAAATTTTTATTTTCTGGACACCAATTCCAAAGAGAAGCGTCGAAATTATATTTTTTATTATTAAAACATCCATTGCATACCTTATCATTAAAAACAGTATATGGAGAAAAAAATTCAAATTGCGGAGTTACAGATGAGTTTATTTTTATTATCTTTTTATTTAGAGACCAAGCTAACCATGATAAACCCGAACTTAAACCTATAAAAAATTCACAATTATTAATAATATCTATTACATTATCAAAATCGCTGTTTCCAACAAATTCATCAATATTAATTGGACATGTATTAATGAATTTATCCTTGCCAAATGAAAAATGTTTATCAACGCATATTACTTTATAGCCTTTATTTTTGAGATAATCTATAATTTTCTCCCAACCTTGTTTTTTATTCCAATAACGTGATTGAGACGTTGATTGCATTGCTATACATACATATTTTTCATATTTTAATTTATATTTATTAGGAACATTAACTTTAGTTTTTTCAATTGGAACATCGATATTTAAAATTCTACCAGCTATTTGTTGTAAAGATATTTCTCTCCAGTCTACAGGAATTTTACTCCCAAACTCAAAACAACCAATTTGAAAATTAGCATAATAATGAACAAAAGTTTCATCTTCATAATTATAAAAATTAATGTTAGGATATTGTTTATCAAATAAATTTTTTTTAGGAGTAAAATAATGAACTATACAATCATGTTTCTTTTGAAATTCATTAATTATAGGCATCCATGCAATAGAATCTCCTAAACTTCCAGATTCATTTGTAATTTTTATTACTTTTTTATTTAAATCGAAATTAAATATTTTTTCAATTCCGTATTTAATATTAGTTACAACTATTTTCCATTTGCAATAGTAACTTGTAGAGCAAGCTGTCCAATGATTGGTTCGTATATTAGATTGGAAATGAATTGATCCTGTAAGCTCATCAATAAATTTTACATTATATACGATATCTTCTTTTCCATTTATTTCTATAGTTGGCGTTGGTGTAAATCTACATTGTATATTATTAGGCTCAGTATCCTGTTCGATAAAAAAAGTATAATTATTTTTATTATTAATTGGTAATTTTTCAAACAAGTAGCGTTCCAAATTGTTATTTTTTATAAATTTTAAATTATCGTTTTCTGAATAAATTGATCTGAGTGTGTTAATGTCAGATATAAAACACATCATATTCCATGACAACGCTTCTTTTAATGAAATAGGATTTAATTCTTCAAATGATGGCAATACAAATACATCCATACAAGACATAAATACATCAACATCATTTCTTTCTCCCCAAATTTTACAATTTTCTAAATCTTTATTTAAATTACACTCATCAATATAACAACTGTTTCCTACAAAATGAAATTGTATATTTTTTCCTAAAAATTTAATCGCTAAATCAAAAATTGATTTTTGATTTTTATTTATAGAAAACAAACCAACTTGCAAAACATGTATTTTATTTGGATCTAAATTTAGATTTTTTAAAGTTAAATCTCTGTCTGGCCTAATTTTGACATTAATATTCATTTCTACAAGTCTAGATTTGATGTTTGTTGTTTTAATTTTTTGATATTGAAAATCACTAACAACCCATACTTCATCAGGTAAATTTAGTTTTTTTGTTACATCTGTTTTAGCTGAATGAGTAGTTTCGAATAATTTAAATTTTCTATTCTTATCGTATAAGAAAGATATTAATTCATTAGTTAAATTAGCTATAGCAAAATTCTCACTAAACTCATTCAAATGAATAAAATCAGGATCAAAATTTTTAATATATTCAATTACAAATTTAGTTTGTTCTTCAAAATAATTTTTATCTTGAGTATAATGTCCAACGCTTAGAAAATTAGTTTCGCCAATCATTCTTATAATTTCATTTCTTTGAACAATATAAGTTGGACTATATAAATTCCACTCAATTACTTTTATATCAAAACCTTCTTTAATTTTATTTGATATTAGCCATTCTAAATACTTGGGACTTCCGCCAGTAGATAAATGAGGAGCTATAAAAAGAAATCGCTTTTTATTAACCAATATATTCTTTTCTTTATCTGATGATATGTAATTGATCACATTTTGTGGCGATGGATGACATTCAAAACTAGATTTATTTTCTAAACAGTTAATTAATGGAGGAACGCCTTGAATCGTCTTCCATTCTTTTACTCCATATTTCATGTCTGAAGCGCAAAAAATGTTACAAGATCCACTAATATACTTGTATTTATATGATTGAGATCCTTTTCTATATGGGGCGCGTAATTTATTATTAATTGATGAGCCTAGTTGAATTATTTCAGCATCGGTAGTTCCAGCAAGATGCAATAAACCAGAATCCATAGTAATAAAATACTTAGATTTATTTATAACATGCCAACATTGTGAAATAGAAAGTTTATTAGTTAAATCTAATCCATTCAAAAAATTTAATTTTTTAGTTGGTTTTTCTATATTATAAAAACCAGATTCATAAGCATTTTTACCAATTAAAACTACAGAAAAACCTTTTTGATTTATTAGATTTATCAAAGTTTGCCAATTTTCATCTGAATAAGTTCTTGAAGGCCAAGTATTGGCAACATGCAAACAAATATAATTTTCTGGTAAATTATTTATTTCTATATAATCATTTGCTATATAGTCATACTCCATTTCATTTTCATGGAGCATAAACCCTAAATCTATAGCATGAAATTGTCTAATATCTATAGTATTGTGCTTCTTCTCAACACCGTATTTATTTTTCTCTCCACCTAATCCTAAAAATGTATTAAAAATTTCTTTATACTTATTTTCATTAATTTTTTCATCAAAAGCGAAAACTTTATTAACATACTTATTATTTAAAAATAATTCTGGATGATATGTAACAACATCTATTTTTTTATCATAAGAATTATACAGTTTACGCAATGTTGGCGTAGCGGCTAAAGTATCACCAAGAGATACTGAATTTATTTTTAATAAAAAATTAGAAGTCATTGTTTGTATAATATAATTATATTCATCATCAGAAATTTTACCATGATAAAAATATAAATTTTTGATATTTTCAATCGAAGGAATTCTGCAAAAAGTGTCTATAAAATAATCTTCATGACGTAAATTTTTAAGACTATTTAACATTTCTTTTATTTTTTGTAATGATTTGGCATAATCGTAATTATTATATGGCAAATTAATTAAAGATTGAGATAAATCTACGATAGATGATTTTTGCCACATCAAACAGTTTGCAACAGTCTCTTCATGAAAAGGAGCTATATATTTCCAATTTTCAACCACTTCTTTTTTTATACAAATATTAATCCATTCATTAAAAAAATTTTTACATTTATTATTAAATAGAAATATACCTGTTTGCAAATACTGTTTTCTTATACCAACATCTAATCCCATTAAATTCATAAGATCAGCCTCCAAACAAAGTTTTAAATCATATCCATTGTTTATAAATGGATCTCCTCTTCCATTAATTAACATGAAGTCATGACAGCCTTTATTAAATAAAGGATAATCTATTATTAAAGATGATTTATCGAAAATATTATCACAATTATTAATCGCTAAACAATCAGCATCTAAATAACAAAAATTATTTTTAACATCTGATTCTGTAGACAACAACTCTCTCATTAAAAATGGTTTCAAAAATACGTTATAAGCCTTTGTAGTCTCTTCAATAGAAGAATATTTGCTATAACGTTCAAAATTATGCAAATAAATTTTAGAATTTACTTCAATCGGTATGACGTTAGTGAATTTAGATTTATAGTTGAAATCTACTGTATAAAAAATTATTTTATTGTTAGAAAATAATGATAAAGTTTCAAAAAGACGTTCAGCATATTTTAAAAAATGCACATCACAATGAGTAACGAAATAATTCATATTAAATAATTGTATTTATCTTAGTAATATTCGCGCACGAATGTCGAACTTCTTTTTTTGCTTCCTTATATATGATATCATTTCCAAACTGTTTTGCTAGTGTGTTTATAGAAATAGAATTGCCGGTCCCAATATTAAATATTTCATTTTTTATATTTTTATTTATAAGGTTAGATATGTGATTACATGTATCGCTAACGCTTATAAAATCTCTTGTTTGTTCGCCATCGCCATATATAATTAAAGATTCATTCTTTTGTTTAGCAAGATTAAATGCAGTTATTACGCCAGCATATTCAAGATTTTGACCAATACCATATACATTAAATAAACGTAGTATTAAATAATCGATATTCCATAATTGACAATACATTTGTATATATTTTTCGGATACTAATTTATCTAATCCATATGGACTATTCGGCTCTGTAGAATCTGTTTCGCTAACAGTTCCTTCTTTATCACCATACACTGCTGCGCTAGATGAGAATATAAATTTTTTAATATTATGGAGTTTGGCGGCTGATAATATTTTTATAGTCAAGAATGTATTATTGCCGAAACTATTCACTGGATCATCAAATGATCGCGGCACACTTACCATTGCAGCAAGATGAATGATACAATCTATATTCTTAAATATATTATCATTAATATCAACATCTAATATGTCTATGATTTTTTGCCGATGATCGGGAAGTGCGGGGCTGGGAATTTTATCTAGATTGTATATTTCGTGTCCATCATTCAACAGCCTATTTATTAAATGAGTGCCTATGAAACCTGAACCCCCAGTAACTAATACGCGCATATATCAATTATAAAAATTCGACATGTCGATTTCTAAAAAAACATGAATACTATAAACAATCTTTAAAGAATGTTAACGCTAAGTGCTGGATAGTAGTTGAAAGCGGCGGATAGTATTGTATTATAAAAATTTTTTTTGACATCGGCGGCTATAAATGTAGTATGTCAATAAATATGGACATCACATTTAATCAAGAAAGAAAATGCTGCGTTTGTTCGCTAGTTTTAATTCCCGGCGATAATATACACGAAAATGAATATAAAAGAGGTGGAAAAATTTGCAGATCGTGTCATACAAAACAGGAAAAAGAAAAAAGAAACAAGACAAACGAGTTATGCGCGACATCTGAACAAGCACGTTGGAAAAGAGTTGAAAGATTGACTACTAATTGTTGCAGTAGAACTAGAGAAGGCGAAGTTAAATTAACAAATGATTCATCGCGTATTTTAATAAAACATCTTAGAGAAAAATATCCAGTTTTACCAGTTAAGTGTCCGATATATGAAGATATTGATTTAATATATTCATCTATGAGTTTAACAGATTCAAGAAAAAACAATGGTATATCAATAGACAGAATAGATGCAAGCAAAGGATATGTTGTAGGTAATGTACAAATTATATCTAATAAAGCAAACAGACGAAAAAGCGATGCGAGTTTAACTGATGTTCTAAAATTGGCTGCACATGGTTTTGGACCTGATAAAAAAAATAACAATAAAGTTATAAAAAATAGTGGGTTCGTATTTTTTTCGAAAAATAATAGGAAAAAAACGAATAAAAAAAGAAAAATCTTAGAAAAACAGGGGGGGGTATCCATTGGTTTGGTAGATGATGGTCAGTTTGAGTTTGATTTTGTAACTTGGTCGTAATATTTATAGGTAAATATAATAAATGAGATATATATGATGTTGTATATATTAAGTAATATATAAGATAGAATAAAATGGGATTAGAGATTGAGAATACCCTCCCCCCCTGTTACAGCAGAAAAAACAAGAACTTTTTTTTCAAAAAAACGGGGGGGATTGACCCCCACCCCCCACCTTGGCACGGTTCGTGCTTGGTGTAGTGTGCAATTAAACCCCCCCCCTCCTAGCAGGTTCTGTGCCAACCTGCGCCTTCCAGGCCATCGAAAAAAAGTGAAAAAAAGTATCTGAAAGAGTTGACGACTGCCGAGTTTTCCACCATAGTCTGTCCATGCAAAACAACGTTGAGATCATCAAGGTAAACAAGTTCAGCAGCGTGGCCCTCGTCACGGTGAAGTATCGCAAGGCGGACGGTACGGTGGACTTCGCGAGCGGCAAGACTGAGGCCGAGGCAATGGCAAACATCGGCAAGGTGGTTGAGGTGAAGTCTTACGACTTCGCACCGCTTGCAAAGCGTAGCACCAGCGGAAGCTACTTCCGCAACAACAACGGGATGATGGTTGAGGTCTGAAAAAAGTCTGAAAAAAAAGTAGACAGAAAACGCCGCATCCACTAAGGTAACACCATGACGAACGACTTCGCCAACATCAGCGCCGAGAGCAACCTGAGCGACATGATCGCCCTCCGCATCGAAGACTTCACGGGACCGATCCCTGAGTCTTGGGGCGGCGAGCCGATGGAACTCACCGAGGCTGAAAAGGCCGAGGCGAACATCTGGTTTGACGAACGCCGCGACTCTTGGATGAATGAGCTTGTCGGCACTATCTGACAACAGCACGAAGTGTGCCAAGTCCCCCTTGGCACGATAGTTGCTACCCCCCCCCCCCCCCCCCCCGGGGGGGGGGGGGGGGGGGGGGGTCATCCCCTTGGGATGACCCATTGTACCCTCGCACCGTTCACGTTGTCAAGACATTTTTTGCAGAAAAAAGATGATTTTTTAGACGATTTTTCTTGCGCCGACACCGTTTCGACCCTACTCTGTACGCATGAATTCAATGATTGATCCGCAGAACGAAATCGAAACCCTCGCCACCGTCGCGCCCGAGGAAGTGTACGACGGCCCCACCCACGAAGATTTCGCGGAGCCGGTGTACGACGGTCCCGCTGACGATTCGCACATGTACCCCGACGATGTGGAGCAGGACGAGTTCCCGTGGTGAAAGTCAAGTCCCGAAAGGGACTTTTTTTTCTTTCAAACGAAAAACTTGGCATGATCCTTGCTATCCCCCCCCCCCCCCCCCGGGGGGGGGGGGGGGTATCCCCTTGGGATACCCCATTGTACCCTGCACCCGTGCGCCGTGTCAAGCAAAAAATGTAGAAAAATTTTTCTCTTTCAGACGATTTTTCTTGACACCCTCTGCACTTCGTGATCGACCCACGCTGACAGCCGAAAAAATCCGAAAAAATATCTGAAAAATGTTTGACGGAATCGCCAACCTAGGGCATTCTCTTTTCATGGTGATTGACTTCTCCCCCGAGATCAGCGCAGAAAGCGACCTCCGCGACATGATCGCGCTCACGCCCGAAGAAACCTCCGAAGCGAACGCTTGGTTCGATATGGTGGAAGATCGTTGGTTGGATTCGATGAACGAAGAATAAATAATAACATTAACAATAATAACATGGAAAACCAAGTACTAAATACAAATCAGATCTTTCAATTAAAAGAAGGATTATATCTTCGTATAAAGCAGTTAGAAGTAAATATTGCTGCTTGCAAAGAAAATAATCTGCCCGAATATGTTAAATACTGGGAACAATCACTAAACGAAGCAATGATTGTTCAGAAAACGCTTGTTGGTTGTTACGATGTTACTCTTAAATAATATGACAATACAAGATATCTCACACGATCACCGTATCGTTGAAGCTATGTCTAAATACGGCGGCAGCTTTGCTAAAGCTATCGCTAAAGCGGCTCTACTAGCAGACGAGCATAATTATAATAAGCTTAAAGCAGCATTCCCTGAACTGTGGGAACGCTATGAGAGTTTCGTAGTGTTTCTAAATAAGGAATAGCAATAGTGCCGCAGCACGAACCGTGCCAACCCCTTGGCACGATAGTTGCTCCCCCCCCCCCCCCCCCCCCCCCGGGGGGGGGGGGGGGGTATCCCCTTGGGATACCCCATTGTACTGTGGGCGGTTGGGGCGCGTCAAGCTTTTTTGTAGAAAAATTTTTTCTTTTTTGTACGCTTTTTCCCTTGACTCCAGGTGGGTTGTCAAGCCGAAACGCCCAAAAAATATCTGAAAAAAAATCAAAAAACCTGTTGACGGTGCGCGATCTTTCGCCTAGTCTTTAGACATGAAAAACGAGTACGCGATCATGCTGCGCAAGTTCCAAACCGGACAAATCACCGAAACCGAGTGGCGCGAGTTCTGCGATAAAGAGATGGACAAGATTCTGGCGGACACTAAGGACGTTTTCGAGAGGCTGAAAGTTCGCTGAAAAAATATCTGAAAAATCGGTTGACGGTATCGGAAAAATCCTCTAGTCTTTAGACATGAAAAACGAATACGAGATCATCAAGAAAGAAGTGACGGGTCGCCTGATTCTGGTCACCTACCGCATGGAAGGTGAAATCCTCAATCGGACTTCCCACGGTTACAGCATGGAAGAGGTTTACAGTAACATTAATAAGATCATCACACACAAGAAAAACTGGCTCAACAGAGAAAACTGGGTTGTTACTACTAAGAAGCATAGCAACAGTGGTCGATACTTTGTAAACAATCGTGGTGTGAGTGTTGAAGAGTAAATAATAAAACAATAAATAATATGAGTGCGCGTTATGATATTGCTAGTACTGTGTTAGATACGGCTGTGAGATACTACATGCCGCCGTCTGAGATCGCCGAATTAATAAATAACATCTTTAATAGTCTTGAGTGGGATAATCGTTATCCTTATACAATAGAAGATGTCATTGTTACTGCTAAAAGTATTGTTAATGATAAATACTCGTCTAGGGATAAAAAGGCTTATAGTAAATGGTTAGAACTTCATGGTTAATAATATGTCAATCACTCATTTTACTGATAAAGCTTTTATAATTACCTTTGAAGAGGCGGCTGGTGGTTTTGGTTGTAGGCGTTATGGTATAAAGGGCATTTATAATAAGAAAAATATTGCTGAAATAGCTTTTGCCAAATTAGAGAAAGAAGCTCAACACGACATGAGCATCTCATACAATATAAAAGAAGTATCACTAAATGATGAAACTGTATTGTTTAATTATCACTATTGAAATACAATAGCCGCCGACCTTATAGCAGTATAAGAGTTGGCATCCTTCTTGCTCCCCCTCCCCCCCCCCCCCCCCCCCGGGGGGGGGGGGGGGATTCCCCTTTTAC